GAGTATACCTGGTCGTGCCTTTTATTTTGAAACTTATTTACCTGAGTATGCAGCAATATTTGATAAGTTGCCGATTTCTGCGTTTCTCTCGTCCCCAGAGATACCTGATCCTGATATGACACTTCATAATCTACAGTTTTGGAACTGTATGGACTATGGTGTGGTTGCTGTTCAGAAGCAGTTTATTGGAAGTATGCACTATGAAGTGTACACAAGGGATTATGGCACTCAGACGGGTACATATATCTGTACATTAGACAATTATCATCAGGACGTAGACGCAATTGACTACTCAACAAGTGAACAACCTGCCGAACATAAGTCTCATAACCTTCTTGAATTGGACAATGGGCAGTTTTGTCTCTATCCAAACAACAGAATGAGGATATATGACAACAGTATCACTCCTGAGACACCTAAGATTCCTGATTTTAAGGTATCAACCGTGTATTATCAGGTGGAGAACGGTCATGATCGTGACGGATTAGGGTCAGAAGAGAATTATTTTTGGAAAACTGCCAAAGAAAGGACATCAAATGACTTAATTATTGAAGCAGATCCGAATATTGGAGCAGGAAATACAGCAATTGAACCAGAACTCGGATAATTTTGTTAAAAAAAGGGTATAAATAAATATAAAACTTGGTTCATGGCAAATACAAGGGTGTCGAAAGCGTTTAAAGACATAAGTTTATCGTTTGAACCCCATCCAGTTACTAAAGATTTACCAATTCTCAAGAATGAGAGGGCAATTAGTCGTTCTGTACGTAATATTGTCGAAACAATACCAACTGAAAAGTTTTTTAATCCTGATTTTGGATCAGATGTGTATCGAAGTCTCTTTGATTTTGTTGATTTTGGTACTGCAAACGAGATTCAAGAGCAAATTAAGACCTCAGTTATAAATTTTGAACCAAGAGTTGATAATGTAAGGGTTGAAGTTGACCCTCAACCTGATTCGAATCAGTTTGAAGTCACCATAATTTATGATATCGTCGGTCAAGAGTTCCCAACTCAAGAATATTCATTTATATTAGAGGCAACAAGGTAAAATGCCTTTCTCAAACTTCACAAATCTTGATTTCGATCAAATCAAAACGTCAATTAAGGACTATTTACGTGCAAATTCCGATTTTTCGGACTTTGACTTCGATGGTTCGAACTTTTCTGTCTTAATTGACACTCTTGCATACAATACTTACATCACTGCATTCAACTCAAACATGGCAGTTAACGAATCTTTCTTAGATTCTGCCACTTTGAGACAAAATGTCGTGTCTTTGGCTGGAAATATTGGATACAGACCACGTTCCAGAACCGCAGCAGACGCACAGGTGTCATTTGACGTTACTATCAATAGTAGTGTGAGTTCAGTCACCTTAGAACCTGGTATAGTTTGCGTTGGTGATGTTGATAATGAGTCATATACATATGCAATTGTCGAACCTATCACTGCAAACGTTGTAGACAACATTGCTAAGTTTGAAAATATCAATATCTATCAAGGAACCTATCTTGAAAAGACATTTACATACGATGGATCACTTGATCAAAGATTTATATTAGATAATGCATTTATTGATACTTCAAAAATTGTAGTTCATGTCAGACCATCTGGTTCGAAGGGAAATGGAACTGAATATACACTAGTAAACGATATAATTGACGTAAATTCAGATTCAAAAATATTTTTAATTAGTGAAATTCAAGATGAAAGATATGAATTAAAATTTGGAGATGGATTTTTTGGTAAAAAATTAGGAAATGGTGCTAATCAGGATGGTGATGAAATTATTGTCAAATATATTACAACAGATGGGAAAAATGGTAACGGTGCAACTAATTTTTCTTTCTCTGGTAGACTAACAAAAATAAATTCATTAAATGGTGAAATTGAAGGAGTTGATTTTGATACTCCTGAAGTAATTACCAATGAAAAGGCACAAAATGGAGGAGATATTGAATCAATTGACTCAATTAAGTATTTTTCACCGATTACTTACTCTTCACAGAATCGAGCAGTCACATCAAGAGACTATGAAGCAGTAATTAAGAAAATATATCCAAATACGGAGTCAGTTTCGGTAATTGGAGGTGAAGAACTAGATCCACCAGAGTTTGGTACAGTTGTAATTAGTATTAAACCTCAAAATGGTGATTTAATATCAGATTTTACAAAAAATCAAATATTATCAAAGTTAAAGCAATATACAATTTCAGGAATCAATCAAAAAATCGTAGATTTGAAAATTTTATATGTTGAACTAGAGTCAAATGTATATTATAATGATTCATTTGTATCATCACCAAATTTTTTAAGAACAAATATCGTAAATTCATTAAATTTATATTCAAAATCAATTAATTTGAATCAATTTGGTGGAAGATTAAAATACAGTAAATTGTTAAAGGTTATTGATGACACTGATCAAGGAATAACATCAAATATTACAAAAATTCGTATGAGAAGAAATTTACAGGCATCTGTAAATCAATTTACACAATATGAATTATGTTTTGGAAATAAATTTTATGTAGATCCAAATGGGTATAATATAAAATCAACTGGTTTTAGTATTTTTGGAAAAAGTGGAACATATTATATGTCGGATGTTCCAAATAGTGATTTAAAAACTGGAGTTTTAAGAATTATTGAAATTTTAGATGATGGTAGTATTGGAAATGTAATTTCTTCTGCAGGATCAATAGATTATGAAAAAGGAGAAGTAAATGTGTCAACAATCAATATCATATCAACAGTTAAACCCAATAATGTTATTGAAGTTCAAGCATTTCCAAGATCTAATGATGTTGTAGGTTTGAAAGATTTATACATCTCATTAAACATCTCAAATAGTTCAATAAATATGGTTAGGGATGTAATTACATCAGGTGATGAAGTTTCTGGAGTACAATTCACCAGAGATTTTTATTCATCAAGTTATCCAAATGGAAGTATAATTAGGACATGATACAAACAGGGATTGTAAGTAAAGTCAAAATAGGTGATATATTATCAAATCAACTTCCTGAATTTATTCGGGATGAAAGTCCTCTGACTGTTGATTTTTTAAAACAATATTATATTTCTCAAGAATTTCAAGGTGGTTCAAGTGATTTAGTTGATAATTTAGATCAATATTTAAATGTTACTAATTTAACACCAGAAGTTATAGTTGATAGTTCGACTACAGTTGGTATCACTACTATTGGTGATAAAATAATTAATGTTACTAGTACGAAAGGATTTCCAAATCAATATGGTTTGTTAAAAATTGATAATGAGATAATCACTTACACTGGAATTACAACTAATACTTTTACAGGATGTGAACGTGGATTTAGTGGTATTACAAGTTATCATTCGGAAACAACTAAAGAAGACTTAGTATTCAGTTCTTCATCTGCAGCAGAGCATACAAATTCATCCATAGTTCAAAATTTAAGTTCTTTATTTCTAAAAGAATTTTATAAAAAATTCAAAAAAACATTTTTACCAGGATTAGAAGAAACTAATTTCCAATCAAACTTGGATGTTGGAACTTTCATAGGTGAAGCAAGATCATTATATCAAACAAAAGGAACAGAAGAATCATTTAGAATACTTTTTAACATTTTATATGGTATAACACCTAATATTTTAAATTTAGAAGAAAGATTAATAAAACCGTCATCATCTGATTATGTTAGAAGAAGAGTTTGTGTTGCAGAACTCTTAGAAGGTAATCCTAGAAGATTGAAGGGACAATCATTGTTAAAAGGTTTAACAGGACAAACTTTATTCAGAAGTGATCTTGATATAGATGTAAATGCCTCAATATCCGAAATTGAACCTTTTGAAAGAAAAGATTCTGGATTGAGTGGAATTACCACATATTATAAAATTGGTTTATTTGTTGGTTATGACGAAAGTTCTGATATTGCAGGGGATTTTGTAGTTGTACCAAATACAAAAGCAATTGAAAAGGTTGAACCTAATTCAAGTGTGATTACTGTTGATTCAACTGTTGGTTTTGGAACTGCAGGAACTATTATATCTGGAACAAACACAATAACATACACTGATAAAACAGTAAATCAGTTTTTAAATTGTACAGGTGTAGGTGTCACAATTGATCCAGTACAGAATGTAAGATCAAATATTACATATTTTGGATTTGAAGATGGTGATTTGAATAGAAAGGTGGTTCTCAGATTAACTGGAGTTTTATCTGAATTTGAACAAAGTGATATAATTGATGTCAATGAGGGTGAAGTAATAACGGTTAAGAATATTGGTGATAAAGTCGAAAATAATAAAACATCATTCAAAGAAATTTTTTGCAATTCTTGGATTTATAACACCAGTTCATCATATTTTATCGTTGACAAAGATTCTAATGGAATGACATTGGGAGGAACTATTGATAGATCAAGTTTAAAGGAGGGAGATATTGTAGACATTGTGAATAGAGGAACTAATACTATAGTGGAATCTTCAAACACAATCTACGTAAATGGTATTGCAGGTAATACAATCACATTAAGTGATAATGATATTATCCCAGATTTTGTAACAGAAGAAGATAAAAGTAAGTATAAGTTAAGAAAAAGACTTAATAAACCAAATAGTTTAAACACACCAATTGAATTTGGAACTAATTTAATATCTGATATTCAAAATGTTTATACTCAAGGTGATACGGCATATGTAGCATCTAATTCGTTACCATCATTTACAAATAATCCTAATCAATCACATCCATATTTCAATCAGATAACTGAAGATACAAAATCTGTTTCAGTGGGATTTGGTACTGTAACTTCAGCATCTTCAGGAATTGCAACTCTCACTGATGTTGTAAATGATGATATATTTTCAAGCATATCTTTAGGAGTACTTGTTCCATTTAAAAATGGACAAAAAATATTTTACGAATCCCAAGGTGGTTCACTTGTAGGGTTGGAGACAGGTTCTTATTTTGTAAAACTCGTTAATAATAAAACATTTAAGTTATATGGATCTCCCTCGGCAATTGATAATGGTAAAAATCTAACATTCAAGAAAGACTCAGATACTAGTATTCATAATTTTACATTATTTTCTCAAAGATCAAACGAAATTGGATCTCAGAAATTATTTAAAAAATTTAATTTGAGTGAAAACATTTCAAATGGTAATGATGATCCAACCCCCATAGGACAGACAGGAATGTTAGTTAATGGAGTTGAAATTACAAACTATAAATCTGAAGACAAAATATTTTTTGGACCTTTAGAATCTGTTGATTTATTAAATGGTGGTAATAATTATGATGTTATTAATTTACCTAACATTACCATATCAAATGGAATTGGTACAACTGCTTTAGTTCAACCTGTCATTAGTGGTAGAATTGAAGATGTGTTGATAGATCCTCAAGATTTTGATATTGATAAAGTAGTATCAATTGGTGTTACGGGTGGTAATGGTACAGGATGTGTATTGGAACCTGTAATAGGAACAAGATATAGAAAAGTATTTTTTAACACTGAACCTAAAACAAATGGTGGTAGTGGTATCAATACTGTATCTGAAACTATAACATTTATTGGGGATCATAATTTTGCAGATGGAGAATCTGTAATTTATGATTCTAATTCTCGTGAACCAATTAATATTGTGGGTGTAGGGACTGATAGATTATCAAATGGTGCAATTTATTATGTTGGAAAGACCAATAGTACAACAATAGAATTATTTGAAACTTTTGAAAACTACCAAGCAGGTGCTCCAAAAATTAATTTTAAAGTAAATACTGGTCTAGGAAATCAAGTATTTAAAGTTGGTTTAAGAAACTCATTATTAGGTGTTAATGTTGTAGATGGTGGACAAAATTATACAAATAGAAAACTTTTCGTAAAACAGTCTGGGATATCCTCTATTACTAATAGAATCACTTTCAACAATCATGGATTTCAGGATGGTGATTTAATTGAATATTCTGGTAACATTGTTGGTTTGAATACAAATAACAAATATTATGTTTTAAAAAATGATGATAATTCATTTAGTTTAAGTAATGCTGGAATTGGAGGGACAATTCAATCAAATTACATCAGACGTGAAAAAACTATATTTGGAGAATCTGGAACAGGTTTACAAACTTTTATGTTCCCTGATATAAAAATTTTTGTTAATTTTGACACTCTCGGAAGTGGAACAACAATACCTGCATCACAAACAATAGTCGCAACACCAAAAGTAAAAGGAACAATACAACAATTATATCTTTATGAATCAGGAACTGGATATGGATCAACAGTACTGAATAATCACAGAAAACCCTTAGTAACTTTAAAAAATGGTAAGAATGCATCATTAAAACCAGTAATTGAAAATGGAGAAATAATTGATATTAATATTGAAAATAAGGGAAGTGAGTATTTCTCAGTTCCTGATGTTGTCATTGAGGATCCAACAGGTCTAGGTTTTGGTGCTCAATTGAGACCAGTTATTGTAAATCAAAAATTAGAAAATGTTATTATAATCAATTCTGGTATTGGATATTCAACGTCAACTAATATTAAAGTTAAGTCTACAGGGACTAATGCTTTATTTGATCCAAATGTAAGATCTTTAACTCTAAATAAAAATTTTGGAGGAAATTTTGAGAACCTAGAGGAGTCTGATAATAAGTTAAAATTTAGTTACATTGGATACTCTACAAGTCCATTTAAAGATGGTAGTGATAAGGTATCTGGATTAATTGGATGGTCTTATGATGGTAACCCAATTTACGGACCATTTGGTTTTGCAGACCCATCAAACCTTCCGAGTAATAATGTTGGTAAAAAAATATTAGAATCTGGATATGAATTAATACCATCAAATGTTATTGATAGACCTGATTTTGATAATGGATACTTTGTAGAAGATTATACTTTTACAGATAATGGAGATTTGGATGAACACAACGGTAGATTTGAAAAAACTATAGAATTTCCTCAAGGAACATATGTTTATCATGCTACTGTAGACTCAAATAATAAACCTGTTTTCCCTTACTTCATAGGATCAACTTACAGATCTAAAAAAATAGAACATAACTTTAATAATATTTTACAAAATAAATTTAATTTTAATGAAGGAAATATTTTAAGAAATACTTTCCCATATAAAGTATCAGACGATTTTGCTAATAATGATTTTCTAGTTGAGACTAATGAGATAAATGATCAACAGATAGAAATTACTTCCATATCCTCTGGATCCATTACAGGATTTGATATTTTAAATAATGGATCTGATTATAAAGTTGGTGAATTGTTAAAATTTGATGATACTAATACAGGTGGTAGCAATTTGTCAGCAGAAATATCAGAAGTAAATGGTAAATCTATATCAAATTTAAATACAACTGTAGAAAAAATAGAAGATGTGGTGCTTACATGGTCTGAAAAGACTATAACTGCATCCACATTAAATAGTCATAATTTTAAATCTGATGATGTTGTAAGCATTGCAGGATTAACCACAGATTTATCACCTCTAAATGGACAAGTTAAAATTGGAGTAAATACAATTTCTTGTATTTCAATTTCAACAATTAGTGGATCACCATCTGCAGGATTAACAACTGAAATATTTGTATCTAATGTACCATCCAATATTTCTGTAGGAAATAGTATTGGTATAGGGACTGAAACTCTTAAAATTTTAAACATATACAAAGATATAAATGTTTTAACAGTAGAGAGATCTTCTGATCCATCATTTGGAACTGAACATCCAAAAGGTTCAAAAATTAACTTTATATCAAATGAATTCACATTTGATAAATCAATACCAAAATTTGAATCACAAGTTAACAAAAAAATATTTTTTAATCCAAATCAAACAGTTGGAGTTGGTACATTTGATGGAACTGAACATACAGTTACCTTCGATTTTGCTGGAAAAAATGTAATAAGAAATACACCTATAAGACAGATTACTTTAGAAAATCATGGATTAAAGACAAATCAAAAATTATTATTAACTAAACCAGCTGGTGCTAACATTGCAATATCTACAGATAATAATCCAGCAACTACTTTTAATATACCTTCAACACTATATGCTGTTAATAGGAATAAGGATACAATTGGAATAAAAACTGGATTAGGTGCTAACTTTGATGAGGTTTATTTTACAAGTTTAACAAATGGAGATAATGATAAATTCTTACTAGAAACTGATTTTGATCAAGTAAAATGTGATATTGAAAAGATAAACACAGTTGTAAGTATATCAACTTCTCCGACTGTTCCAACTCATGGTTTGGAGACTGATGATCAAATTAATTTGACAGTCAATCCTAAATTGTCAGTTGGTATTGGAACATCAACTGCGATCAGGATTTCTAGAGATTTAGAAACTGGATTTATTTTATTCAATCCTATTGGATTCAATTCAACAAGTATAAACACCACCACCAATTCAATTAATATTGACAATCACGAATTTGTGACTGGAGATAAAATTAAGTATTCATCTAATTTATTGCCAGAGGGATTATTTAATAAAAATTATTTCGTATACAAAGTTGACAGCAATAACATAAAATTATGTGAAACTTTAATTGATGCAACTAAAAATATTCCTAATGTAATAGGTATAGGATCGACTGGTGGATCATCACAAACAATTTCAAAAATTAATCCAGAAATACATTCAATTAAAAATAATAATTTAACATTTGATTTATCAGATGCCTCACTATTAGGGTATAAATTTAAATTATTTTATGATGAAGAATTTAAAAATGAATTTATATCTGATGGAAAAACTGATAATTTCAATATAACAGGTGTTGGAACAGTCGGAATAGCAACTACTACTAGTGCTACTACTTTGACTATCGGATATGGCACTAGTTTACCAGAATTCTTATATTACAATCTAGAAAAAACTGGATTTACTACCACAACTGATGTAGATGTTAAAAATAATTCTAAAATTAAATTTATTGATAGTGAATACACAGGATCATATAATATAACAAAAATTGATGATACTTCGTTTAGTATATTTTTAAATAAAAAACCTGAAAAACTATCATACACACCTGCTGACTGCGATGTAATCAAATATAATACATCATCCAAAAGTGCGTCTGGTGGTATTAATAAAATTAATATTATAAGTGGTGGGTCAGATTATAAGAAATTACCTAATTTTGTAGGTGTACAGGAGAGTTCAGTTGGTAGAGATGCAATAATTATACCAAAATCAAAAACAATTGGATTTGTAGAATCTGTAAGAGTCATAAATGAAGGATTCGAATACTCATCAGATAAAACATTAGAACCAGAAGGTTTAATATCTCCAACCATAGAAATAGTAAATTCTCAAACTTTAGGTATTGTAAGTGTAACAAATGGTGGATCTGATTTTATCACTGCTCCAAATATAGTAATTGTAAACTCAGACAATGGTCAAGAAATTGAAAGTGGATTCTTAGAACCCGTAATGTTAGAAAATAGTATTCTTTCGGTAAATGTAAATGAGGTTCCAGTTGGATTACCTGCAAATACAGTTACCTTAAGAACTATTAATAATACTAATGGTATCACTATATTAGAAGTCAAATCAAATGCAGGTACATCCTATACATGTAAATTAGCAACACCTCAAGGACAATTCTCTTCAAATCCATTTGCTGTTAATGACAGGGTATTTATTGAAGGTATAGAAAAAATTTCTGGTACAGGATCAGGATTTAATTCGAAAGATTATGGATATAATTTACTGAAGGTAACTGGTTTTAATGGGAATGTTGGTGGTTTTGCAGAGGTGACTATTGATGTATCAGAATATGGAACAAGTAATACAGGTATTGCAAAAACTATTGTAACATCATTTGCAAATGTAATAAATCAACAAGATTATCCACAATTTTTTGTAACCCAAAATCAATCCAGATTTGTAGAAGGAGAAGAATTAAATGTCTTTAGAAATAATAATGCAATATCTGGGAGATTTAAGATTATTAGAACTAGTGTAGGTAACTTAAAAGTATTTACAAAAGAAACTTTGTTTATTGGTGATCGAATAGTAGGTAAAATTAGTGGAAGTCAAGCAAAAATATCAAAAGTTTCTAATAATAAAGCAAGGTTAAAAACTGACTTTTCAATTCTTAAAGATATTGGATGGAATGACAACATAGGTAAATTGAGTGAAGATTTTCAAGTTATACCTGATAATGATTATTATCAGAACATGTCATATTCTGTTCAAAGTCCTGTTGAATGGAGAGATTTAAGAACTTCTGTGAATAATATTTTACATACTAGTGGAATGAAAAATTTTGCAGACACTGGTATTACCTCAACAAGTAGTGCAAGTATAGGATCCACAGAGAGTTTAGATGTAACATTAGATTTATTTGCTGATAGAAGAGTTGATGAAATCAGAAATATTGATACAGTTAGAGATGAGGATGTTCTTGAAGATAATACAACAAGAAAAATATCCTTCGATAATATAAGATTATCTAGTTATGTAAGTTGTAACTCAAATGATGTATTAGTTATTGATGATATAAATCAACAATTCTCTAATTTAGAAGGAGCTCCTAATCAGTTTCTTGATTTATTTACATTTGGTTCACAACGAGTATTTAAGAATTTGTTAGTGAGAGTGTCAAGTGCTTCAGGTTCATCCAATCGAATACAACTTTCTGAGTTTATATTATTAAGTAATGGTTCTAATAACATTTTATTAGAAAAATCAAAATTAATAAACTCTGGCATAGGGTTAACTACTACCGAAGAGTCTAATTTTGCAACATTTAAATTAAACAAAGATAATGTAACTGATATCGATACATTTAGATTTGAACCAACATCAGATCCCAACTCCGACATTGATTATGATTTAAAAATATTTACATCAGAATTCAATACAGACCTTGATGGTATTGGAGCACAAATAGTTGGTCCTATATTCTTGAATTCTAGAATTCAAACATGTGCAGCAAATGACACAACACTTGTTGCAATATATAATTTAACTAACAATACTGGTTCTGATCTTTTTTATGAATCAAATTATTCTTCTATTCATGCGATTGATACGGTAGATAATAGCATGAATTTCATCGAAGCATTTGTTACAAACTCAGGTGATGATACATTTATTGCACAAGCATATGCTGATACAGATTCTAATGGTTTAACCCTGAATCGAATTGGTGTTGTAACATCTTACATTGGAAATATTGGTTCTGATCCTTACATGTTTGTGACGTTTGTGAATAACAGTTCAAATCCAGTAAAAGTAAAATCTAAAAATATTGGTTTTGGAACGGTTGGAAATGCTAATGGTACATATAGATTTAAATCACCCAATCAGTTAAATGGTTCTGAAAGAACTTCAATATATTCAGGAATTACAACAGTAAATACAGGTATTTCTACTTTCCTTAGTTTAAATTCACAATTGTTCAATACTGTAAAATCTGTTGTTGAAGTTAGCATTGGTGCTTCTAAGGCAGTACATGAAGTCACAGCACTACATGATGGTGTAAATGCTTATGTTCAACCATCTGGATCATTATCGGTTACAAAAGATAGTAATACAGAGTACGATCCTTCATCAGGGTTGGGAACATTTAGTGCTTCTTATACAGCAAGTCATTTTGAAATAAAATTTCATCCAGACGATTCTGTTGGTGTTTCTACAGTTGTCTCTTTGAATCACTGTTTCTATACCACTCTTGATAAAGTAAACGATCCGTTAAACTTAACATATGGACCAGTTGTAGAAGATAATACTGTTCTAGAATTTAATGCACTTGAAGGTGAGAGAGTTAATAGAGTGGAATTTGATTTGAGAAATAATAATGTTCCAATCTTCTCAAAAAATTTCAATCCATCTCTTACATCAGATGTAATTTTATCTACAGGTAAATTTACCATACCTAATCATTTCTTTAGAGAGAACGAAGAATTGATTTATACACCAAAATCTACATTTGTTGGTGTAGGTTCAACTCCAATGCAATTTAAAAATGGATCAATAATTGATACCTTACCAACAACTGTTTTTGCAAAATCAGTTACAAAGGAGGCATTCTTTATATCCACAACAAGAGCAGGTACTGCAGTTACATTTACTGGAATTGGTGAAGGTAATTCTCATGAATTTATCATGGCAAAACGTAATGAGAAGACATTAATATCAGTTGACGATACTGCACAATACCCTCTAATTAGAACAGACGTAACACACACTTTAGAAAATAATGTGGGATCTCAAGTAGGTTTAACCACAACAATTATTAACTTAAGTGGTATTAGCACAATATCTGTAAATGATATATTAAAAATAGATGATGAGCATGTTAGAGTAAGAAACGTTGGATTTGCAACAACTAATGGATCACCAGTTGGAACTTCAGGAACATTTGCTTTAGTTGAAGTTGATAGATCATTTGTTGGTACTATTAATAGCACACATTCTGATGGAACTATAGTTGAGAGATTTAAAGGTAATTATAATATTGTTGGAAGTAAAGTGTTCTTTACTGATGCACCAAGAGGTAATCCTAATACAGACAAAGATGAAAGTAATTTAGATACTCCAAGATCAGATTTTAATGGTCGAGTTTATTTGAGAAATGATTATGGCACAAATGAAATTTATGATGATATTTCAGATCAATTTACAGGTGTAACAACTACGTTTACTCTTAAAGTGGGTGGAGCAAATACTGTTGGTTTAGGAACGACTGGTGGATCTGGTATTTTGTTTATAAACGGTGTATTCCAGTCCCCATCAACAATTAACAATCCAAGTAAAAACTTTAAAATACTTGAAAGTGGAACTGGTGCAAGTGGTGTCACAAGTGTATTCTTTACAGGAATTACATCATCTGATGGATCACCTTTCATATCCAATAATAATATTAACTTAAATGAGTTGCCAAGAGGAGGAGTTCCCATTTCATTCGGATCTACAGTTACAGGTCTAGGATATGCACCTACAGTTGGTGCAAAAGTAAAAGCACTTACTGGTGCTGGTGGAACAATAACAAGTATTGTAGGGGTTGCATATAGTGGATCTGCATTAGGAATTCAAACTGCCATCTATAATGAAGTGACAGGTATAATGACAATTAAAACTGTTAATGAACATCGATTTATTAATTCTAATGAAGAAGTATTACTGGGAGGTTTAGAATTTGATTGTGCTCCTTCTTATGCTGGAGTTACAACAACTATCTTCCCTGATGGAACGATAGGATATAAATTCCCCGTAGTATCAATTGCAGCAACAAATGTATTTGGTGTTAAAATAGGTGTAAGCACAATTCCTCATACCTACGTTGGATCTGGTAATGCATATCCTTGGTTTGGTGGTTTAAGATTTGGATCTGGATATAATGGACTAGTATCAATAGGAGTAACTGTTAAAGACTTTGGATATGAGCATCGTTTTGTGTCTGCTGATGTAAATGGTCTTGATAAAAACGGTGGTGCTGATATTACAGCAACTAATGCTGAGTATGATCCTACAACAGGTATTATGATAATAACATCTCCTAACCATGGGATGAATGATGGTGATTTAGTTAAGATAAAAGATGCTTCTATAAGATTCACATGTTCAAGAGACAATTTCCAAACTGTTCACGGATATCCAAGATCAACTGACCCAGTTGCTGGTATTAATACAGTTGTTACTAAAATAACTCCTAATGTATTCCGTGTAAATGTAGGTACTAATGTTGGTACAGGAGCACAGGTAAGTGCTGTGGCTGGAGTTGGTGGAACTGCGATATTTACGATTGATGCTGAAGGATCAGGTTATCAAGATCCTCAAGTCTTTGTGTCTGAACCATCATATTCAAATTTATCAGTGACTGGTGTTTCAAGATTAGGTATTGGTGCTACGACAGATACAGGAACTGATTTGAGAGTAAATGCAATTGTTAGTGCAAGTTCAACAACTGGAATTGGTTCAACTTTATTTGAAGTTTCAAGATATGAAATAGTTAATTCAGGTTTTGCATTTAAAAAAGGTGATGTTGTTGAGGCTGTCGGTTTAGTTACTGCCAAGGGAATGGGTTCATTTTCACCAAAATCAACTCTTTCTGTAGATGAAATATATTCAGATTCTTTTGCAATGTGGCAATTTGGTGAATTTGATTATATAGATTCAATTAAACCACTTCAAAATGGTGTTAGAACTAAATTCCCATTGAATCTTAATAATGAATTGATAAGTGTTGAGCCTTCTCAAAGTTTACTAAGTTCAGTATCAATTGAAAATATATTTTTAGTAACAGTTAATGGTATAATCCAAGAACCAATTAAAGCATATACAATAACAGGTGGAACTGCCATTAACTTCAGTGAACCACCAGTCGGGGAATCAGGTGAAGATAAAGGAGATGATATAAGTATATTATTCTATAAAGGTACTGGAGGAATTGATTCTGAAGTGGTGGATGGTCAAAAATCTATTATAAAAACTGGTGATGAAGTTAGAATCGAGTCATTTATTGATTCTCTTGGAAACAAAATACAAACACAGGATAATCGTACTGTAACAGGAATAAGAACATCTACCACATTAGAAACAAATGTATATCAAAATCAAGGTATTAGTGAAACTGTATCAAGACCTTTAACACTTATTAGACAAAAAGTTGACAAAACAATCAATAAAGTTTTCTTCTCTAAAAAGAGAGCTGAACTTGAACCAAGAATAAATCCAACTGCAAAAATTATTGATGATGTTCTTCAATCCGATACATTCTTCTTTGTTGATAATGCGGATTATTTCAATTATGAAGATGAAGCTACTCCTATTTTCAATGCTGATCTTATTTCAGGAAAACCTACAGTTGGTGCAGCAGTTACTGCCACAGTTTCTGGACTTGGTTCAATTACTGCACTAACAATAGGAACTGCTGGTTCAGGATATTCTGGAAATGTTGCTATTAAGTTTGCTGCACCAATCGGTGTTGGAACAACTGCTACTGCTACTGCTGTGGTAACTAGCGGATCAGTTACATCTACTACGATTACAAATGCTGGTGCAGGTTATACAAACACAAATCCACCTCAAACAATAATTGAAAGACCACCATTAATATATGAAAATTTAACAACTAATGGAATTACTATTACAGAAAGCACTGGTATTGTAACTGGTATTACAACTACAATGTTCAATACTAATTTGGCTATCAAATTTACAATTAAGAGAAGTGGTGCTGATTTTAATCCAATAGCAGTTGGTGATCCAATTTATATCTTTGATACAAATGTTGGTGATGGGGTAAGATCATTAATAAGTGGTGGGGAAGATGATGCAGTTGTAGGTATTGGAGTTACTTTTGTTGATAACATCTACCAGGTTGCAAGTTTTACCAGTAATGGTGATGTTGGTTTTGTTACCTGTTGTATAGATTCAAGTACAACAGGTATGAGTGCTGTTGGATTTGCAACAGCACCAGTTGGAAAATACTCTGTAGGAAAAATAAGTGGATTCACTAGATCATCCTCACCTATAATATTTAATGTAAAAGGACTCATTGTTGACTCAGGATTAACAACTTTCCCATCAATTAATAGAACTGGTGGATCGGATACACTTGCAAAAACAGGTGGATTAATTACACCATCTTAAATAATGTTAAATATAATGTATAAATATCTAAAAAACTAATAATATGCCAGCGGTAGTAACAGATCAATTTAGAATAGTAAACGCAGGTAATTTTGTAGATTCTGTTTTAGACTCTAGTAATTCTTATTATGTGTTCTTGGGATTGCCAAATCCATCAGCTGCTGGTTTTGGTAGAACAACCTCAGATAATCCGACTTGGCCATCTGATCCTGTCGATAATCAACAATATCTAACTCACTACAGAGATACTTCACTATTCGGTAAAAAAATAAATTCTTCAAATATTCGAAGGGTAGTAAAAAAACATACTTGGGCAGCTAATACAAGATACGATATTTATCGTCATGATTATAATGAGCAAACAAATCAAGCACCAAATTCTAAAACTGGAAGTTTATACAAAACAAACTACTATGTAATAACTTCTGAATTTAAAGTTTACATCTGTTTATCAAATGGAGGATTTGGTGATCCCACTGCAACTGATGCAAAAGGAGTTGAATCTTTAGACGAACCAACATTCACTGATTTAGAACCAGCAGCTGCTGGTACACAAGATCCATATGTATGGAAATATTTGTTTACAGTTTCACCAAGTGACGTAGTAAAATTTGATTCAACAGAGTACATTGTTTTACCAAATGATTGGGCAACTTCTACTGATTCACAAATACAGGCAGTAAGGGAAGCAGGAGACTCTGATATAAACAAAAATCAAATAAGAAAGGTTTATATCGAAAATGGTGGTTTTGGTTATGCAGAAGGATCTCATTCATGTAATATACTTGGTGATGGAAGTGAAGCACAAGTAAGAGTTACAGTTAATAGTGATGGAAAAATTACTGATACACTTATAACTAATGGTGGATCAGGATATACTTTTGGTATGGTTGATCTCACAGACATCGACAATAACGTAACAACTAGAGCAAAGTTAATACCGATTATTCCACCATCAAAAGGTCATGGAACTGATATTTACACTGAACTAGGTGCCGATAAAGTTTTGGTATATTCACGTTTTGATGATTCAACAAAAGATTTTCCTACTGACACACATTTTGGGCAAGTTGGAATTTTGAAAAATCCTTTAGATTCTTCAAATTCGGGTATACTTACAACATCACAATTTTCATCTTTATTTGCAGCAAAATTAACCACTGATCCAGGTCTTACACCCGAATCAGCATATAATGACATGATAGGTGTAGGTATTGCACAAACAACTTCAAGTGGAAATTTAGCAAAAGGAATTGTGTCTTCATATGATAGAGATACTAGAGTCTTGAAATATATTCAAGATAGAAATTCCTATTTAAATCAAACTACTCATGACAATACTGATTTTGATGGTATAAAATCATCTTCAAAAGTATTATCCTTTGAATCTGGGAGGAAAATCTTCTCTACTGGTGGTTCAGTAAGTTTTTCTTCTGCAATAGAAAATTTTACAGGTATCTCAACATCGGTTAATAATAAATTAGTCAATTTAGGTGTGCAGTTCACAAATGGTCTTGCTAATCCTGAAATAAATAAAAAGACTGGTAATGTTATTTACATTGATAATCGACAAGAAGTTGAAAGAAACATCAGACAAAAAGAAGACGTTAAAATCATTCTGGAATTCTAAAGAAAATGGCACAAAAAATTAATCTTAATGTAAGTCCGTATTATGATGACTATGATAGTGAGAAAAATTTTTATAAGGTTTTATATAAACCAGGATTTCCAGTACAAGCAAGGGAGTTAACGACTCAACAATCAATATTACAAGATCAAATACAATCTTTTGGTGAACATGTATTCAAAGAGGGATCTGTCGTTATACCTGGTGGAATTGGATTTGATACAAACTTTAGTGCCGTAAAGTTAAACAAAACCAATTTCAATTTAGATATATCTGTCTATATAAATGAATTTTTAGGTAAAAAAATTATTGGTAGTGAATCTGGTATTCAGGCTATCGTAAAATTTATATCTTTACCTGATAATGAGGATGTATCTGATGTTACATTATACGTAAATTATGTAACAGGAGATAGTAACTCAAAAATTAGTGCTTTCACTGATGGAGAAACTTTAACTTGTACAGAGAATGTTATATACGGAAATACAACAATCACTGCAAATACACCGTTTGCATCACTAATTTCTGAAAATGCAACATCAATAGGATCTGCAGCTTTTATATCTCAAGGTGTCTTTTTCATTAGAGGATTTTTTGTAAGAGTTTCTGATCAAACCATTATATTAGACAATTATACAAATACCCCTTCATATCGTGTGGGTTTGAAAATAGAAGAAACAATAGTAAATGCGAAAGAAGATAATTCATTATTTGACAATGCAAAAGGATTTACTAATTTTGCTGCACCAGGTGGAGACAGACTTAAAATAAATTTAGTATTATTTAAAAAACCTATAACAGATAAGAATGATACAGATTTCATAGAATTGATGAGATTGGATGAAGGTAAGTTAAAAGTAATGCAACCTAAGAGTGAATATAATAAAATTCGTGATTGGGTTGCTGAAAGGACATATGAAGAGTCGGGTGATTATAGCATCACACCCTTTAGAATGGGAGTATTTAACTCATTGAATGACAATATAGGAAACAATGGTTTATTCTTCTCAGACGACACTACAGAGCAGGGAAATGAACCATCTGATGATTTGATGTGTCTAAAATTATCTGCAGGTGAAGCATATGTAAGAGGATATAATGTAGAAAAGGTAGGAACAACTATTATTGATATTGATAAACCAAGAGATGTTGGTATAAGAAGTGATATTGGATTATCATATGAAATGGGTAATCTTATTAAAGTCAATAATGTTACGAAAGGAATTATAAATTCAGGAAATGTGGTTACATTATTGAATACTCTTGGCACTACTGTTGGAAGTGCAAGAGCTTATTCTTTTAATTTAGAAGACGCACCATATGTAAATCAGTCTACAAGATGGGAATTAAGATTGTTTGATATTCAAACAAATACTGTTTTATCCTTAAATGAAGCAATTAGTCCTTCTGAATTAACAGCAGGATCTTTTGTAAAAGGAAAAAATAGTGGTGCAAGTGGATTTGCTGCTGTTGGTGATAATACTACAAGTGTAACATTGAATCAGACTTCAGGAACTTTTGTAGAGGGAGAACAATTACAAATAAATGGTGTTGATTTTCCAAGAACAATTAATAGTTTTATCGCATATACCTCTCAAGATATAAAATCTATTAGAGAGGGTGCAACTTTTGAAGCTGATGTAGTCCTTGAAAAATTTAAACTACCCAATAATATTGACACAGTAACTATTACAAATAGTGGTCAAACAATGGCTGCAAGTGGTCAAGAATTTTCTGGTATTAAAGTAGGAGATGTTATTAGATTTCAAAGACCAGGTTTTTCATTAGAAACTTTTAATATTGTTACTGCTATTAATGCTAGTGGCACAGAGTTAACATTATCTGCTGCAAATTCAGTAGCAAATGTTTTTGACGGAAACCTTGTTACTTCAGGTTCTACATCATTACCTGCATTTTTAGGTGCACCTTTAATTTCAGGACAAGGAACTTTATATGCTCATTTACCAAATGATAATATATCGAGTGTTGATTTAACTAAGTCTAAGATAAAAATTACAAAAAAAGTATCAAATTCTGCAAGTGGTGGTAAATTACCTCTAGATATTACTACTAATTTGGGATTTTCTGCAGCAGAAGCAGTGTTTGATGTTTTTGATCAAGAAAGATATTCCTTATTTGAGACATCAAGTGGTGCACCCATAGCAATTACAAAAGATGCTTTTTCATACAATAATGCTGGAATAGATATTGAAATTGCAAATGCTGGTACTGATACTTCTAAGACTATAGATGTAACTCTTACAAAAAATTCTGTTAAATCAAAGATTAAAAATTATAAACGAAGTCAAGTTTTGAATGTTACAAGATCAAAATATTCAAAATCAGGAAGCACTGCAACTGGAAATGGTGCTGCAGAAGTATCTGATGGTTTAGTTTTTGATGCTAGATATGGTTTGAGAGTTCAAGATGAAGAGATATCACTCAATTATCCAGATGTAGTTAAATTTTTAGCAGTTTATGAATCTATTGATAGTCAAACACCAACTTTGGATGTTTTACAATTTTCAAGTACTGTTGATGTTGATACAAATGCTATTATAGGTGAAAACATTTTAGCAAAAGATAGTAAAGCATTAGCAAGAATTGTAGGAAAACCATCCCAAAATAAAATATCTATTGTTTACTTAACTGCGAATAAATTTAATTCTTCTGATGAAGTAACATTTTTAGATTCAAATATAAAAACTGAAATTCAAGCAATTGAGATTGGTGTCTATAAAAATATCACAAATTCATTCACTTTGGATAAAGGACAAAAAGATGAGTTTTATGATTATTCTAGATTGGTTAGAACAAAAAATGTTTCAGAACCAAAAGGTCCTTTACTAGTTGTATTTGATTATTATGATGTTCCAAGTAATGATGATGGTGATGTATTTACAGTCTTTAGTTACGATGAGGAAAGATTCTCAAATGATATTCCATCTATTGGATTATCTGAAGTAAGAGCAACCGATACTTTTGATTTTAGACCAAGAGTTTCTGCTTATGATGCAACTACTGAAACAAAATCACCATTTGATTTCTCACATAGAGATTTCAGTGGAACATCTATTTTACAATATTTAAAACCTAATGAAAGTTCCTCAGCTTCATTTGAATATTATTTACCAAGAATTGATAGAGTTTATTTGAATAAATTTGGAGATTTTGTTTATGAAAAAGGAATCTCATCTTTAGATCCAAAACCTCCAGTTAAAAATGATGAGGTGATGCAGTTAGCAACTATTGAGTTACCACCATATCTTTACAATACTCAAAATGCATTACTAACACTTGATGATAATCGAAGATTTACCATGAGAGATATTGGTGATATTGAAGATAGAGTGTCAAATCTAGAAGAAACCACAACTTTATCATTATTAGAAGTTAATGCACAATCTTTGCAAATCTTAGATGATGAGGGTAAAAATAGATTTAAAAGTGGATTTTTTGTAGATGCTTTTAGAAATTACGATTTTATTAATACAGATTTATCATCTGTACAGGTAAATCCAATAGCTCAAGAATTAATACCTTTTAGAACAAGAGATACTTTAGCATCTCAAATAACCCCAAAAGAATCTACAATTAGTTCTGTTTTAGATTTTAATACAGATTTTGAATTATTTGATTCAAATGTGAGAAAAACAGGAGATATTGTCACATTAAATTATGAAGAAGTTGAATGGATAACTCAACCGTATGCAACAAGAACTGGTGAAGTTGATGACATTATTAATGTTAACCCTTATGAGTTACCTTCATTTGAGGGTAATGTGGAATTGGATCCACCAGAAGATATATGGACAAGAACAGTTCGTCTTCCAGATCAAGTTATAAGGCAAACAGGAACTAACACAGTTCAAAATATTACTGCTGGAACAACCAATAGATCTGTAACAGTTAGTAATGTTGATAGAACTATTCAAAATGCTCTTGTATCTTCGTTAGCAGATGATTTTATGAGGTCTAGAAATATTCAATTTATTTCAGGTGGATTTTTAGATTATGTTGAAGTGTATTTATTCTTAGATGGTCAAAAAATATTTGATGTAATTCCAAAATTACTTGAGATTACACCAAGTATAAATGGAACAGAATATGGTTCAAATGGATCATTTAAAATTGGAGAAACTGTAAGAGCATATCCAAATTCTGGTAGTGTTGAGAGTATGGTATTCAGAGTATGTCAACCAAATCATAAGTCTGGATCATTTAGTAATCCATCAGAGGTTTATCTAAATGATCCATACAGTTCAGGTATAAATCCTTTACAAAATAACTATAGTCAATCATCTACAGTATTAAATGTCGATACTAAATCTTTGTCAGAAGAAGCACAAGGTGATTTCTTTGGATATCTAACAAAAAATACACTTCTTGTTGGACAAGAAAGTGGTGCTACTGCATATGTTAAGGACTTAAGATTAATTACTGATGCTTATGGTGATTTAATTGGATCATGTTTCTTGAGAGATCCACATACTCAACCATCTCCTGTTGTAAAAATACAAAGTGGTAGAAAAAATTTAAAATTAACAACAAGTCCTACAAATGAAATTGTAGATACAACAGAAAAATTTGGAGTTTTAACAGCAGAAACAAACTACTCTGCTTTCGGTACAGTTGAAGAGTGGCAAAATACAATCACAGTAACAACAAACACAACTACAATCAATTTCAGAGCAGAACCAAGGGTTGCTACTAGAAGAAGAGGAGGATCAAGAAGAAATAGACCTGCAAGAAGAAGAGATCCTCTAGCACAGACATTTTTAGTTGGTGGCAACGTTAAAGCACCAAGTGCATCTGAAGCAAATAAAGATTTTAATGGTGTATTCATCACATCTGTTGAAGTTTATTTTGCCACAGTTGATACCGTATCAAATACACCAATTGTTTGTGAAATTAGAAGCACAACTGGTGATGCCCGACCATCAATGACTTTACTTGGAAGAAGTAAAACTCTAAGACCAAAGGGTGTTGATGCAAATGGAAACGAAATTACGTTGATCGAATCTGATCCTAATTCTGCAAGTAAACCAACTAAATTTACTTTCCCAGAACCAATATATTTACCACCAGGCAATACTTATTCCTTTGTATTGGTAGCACCTAATAGTACTGCTTACAATGTCTGGACTGGAAGACATGGTGGAGTTGCTGTAAATGCAAGTTCAATACAGTCTGCAGACTCTGGAGCATCATTAATATACACCACACAATATGGTGCAGGTGCATTATTCAAATCTCAAAATGGTTCTCTTTGGACTGAAGATCAAACTCAAGATATGACATTTAAGTTATATAAAGCTAAGTTTACTTCATTATCAGGTTCTGCATTCTTTAATAACCCAGATCTAAGTGGTAGTAATGGATATGTTCCATTATTAAATGAAAATCCAATCCAAACATTACCTAAAACTGGAAGTATAGGTATTACAACTAACGCAGATGCTCAGATTGCAAGTATTTTAACACCAGGTAGAAAAATATGTGGTAATAAAGATTCGAGCACTGCTGTAATTGTTTCTACTGGTTCTTCAGTTGTTGCTATTTCTACAGAAGGTGGAAAAAATTATACAACTGCAAGTAATGTAGATACTTTTGCATTTACAGGTCAGGGAAGTGGATTTAAATTGGATATTGCTTCTGTTGGTACAGGAAACAGTATTACTGGAGTTTCAATTGTTGATAATGGAACAGGTTATCAGGTTGGTGATGTAATTGGTATTGTTACAAGTAGTGCTGGTGGTCAAGGAGAGGGTGCAAGATTTACAGTTACAGAAACTTATGGAATTGATACTTTATATCTAACAGATATTCAGGCAGAAGACAATTCATTTATCATAAACACAGATTCTGTGAAATATTTTGATAATAGTAACACTCCCGTTTCATTAGCATCAACTGGGGTTGTTATAAGGAGAAACTTTAATACAACAGGTGTAAACGCAGGAAATGTGATGAAAGTGAATCATTTCAATCATGGCATGCATTCAACAGATAATAAAGTTAAAATTAGAGGTATTGAGTCCGACGTATCTCCTACAACACTAACAGAACAATTATCAAGCACTGATACAACAAAAATAAGTGTTGGTTCTACATCTCAATTTGTTAATTTTGAAGGAATTCCTGTGACTCCTACAAATATTGGATATGTGAAAATTGGTGATGAAATAATTGGTTACCAGTCAATTAATGAAGGTAGTTTACAAATTGCATCTGGATTAGGAAATCAAAGGGGTGTTGATGATACAATACCAATTGCACACCAAATAGGTGCGGTAGTTAGAAAACATGAAATTTCTGGTGTTTCGATTAGAAGACTTGAGGTTCCTGATTCTGCATCTTTAGATATTAGTGATCCAATAGATTTAGATAGTTATCATGTTACATTTAATAGGGATGCGACTCATGGAAAAAATAGGAGTGTAGATGCTGTTGGTGCACCACAACTTTCATTTAATAGTGAATCATTTACTGGTGGATCTAATGTCAGAGCATCTCAAAACATTCTCTATGGTGCTTTAATACCAAGATATGATGTATTGACACCATCTGGTGTTGCAGGTGCTGTAACAGGCATAGATGCTTCAATTAGAACTGTATCAGGAACAAGTGTAGGTGGAAACGAACCATCATTTGTTGATAATGGATTCCAACCAGTTCAATTAAACACATATAATGCTTTAGATACTGTAAGATTAGTTTCTTCAAAAGTAAATGAAAATCAGTACTTAGGATCACTTCCTTCTAGCAAATCATTTACAACAATTTTGAATTTAAGTTCAAATGATGAGAATATTTCTCCAGTTATAAGATTAAGTAGTGGATCTGAAACTGAATTTATTAATCATAGATTAAATAATCCAATTGGACTTGATAATTACAGCACAGATGGTAGAGTTAATTCTATCATAGATGATCCTCATGCTACAACATACATCTCAAATACAGTCAATCTTTCTAAACCTGCAACTTCGTTGAAAGTTATTCTAACAGCATTTAGACCAGAATCAGCTGACTTCAGAGTATTGTATAGTTTGATTAGATCAGACTCAAGTGAAGTTGAACAAGCATTTGAACTATTTCCTGGTTTTAATAATGTAACCAAATTAGACAACGATGGATTTTTAGTTACAGATAGTTCAAATAATGATGGTAGACCAGATGTATTTGTACCTGAAAGTGTTGATGGTGAATTTAGAGAGTATCAATTTACTGCTGATAATTTACCAGAATTTACTGGATTTACAATTAAAATTGTTATGTCAGGAACAAATCAGGCACAACCACCTAGTATTAAAGAGTTAAGATCAATAGCAATTAAGTAATGATTAAAGTTGAAGGATATCCACATCTTTATAGAGATGAAAAAACTGGAGCAATCATAAATTGTGATGATGCAGGTTATGATCAGTATGTAAAGTCTATTGAGAAGAGTAAAGAACGTAAACGTGAGATCTCTGATATGAAAAAAGATATTGATGAAATCAAGTCTTTGTTGAAAATTTTAGTGGATGGTAATAATAAGACATAAATACAAACAGGAAATATTATTTAAATAGATGTCAGCTGTATATGTTTCAAATTTGGTGATTAATGCAGGAGCTACTTTCGATCAAGATTTTGATCTGATTGAGAGTGATGATTCTGGTCCATTAAGTTTGGTTGGATTTACAGTAGCAGCTCAGATTAGAAAACATCCTGGAAGTATTAAAAAAACTGATTTTTCAACTACTATTGTTAATGCCAGTAATGGTCAGATAAAAATTTCTTTATCTGCAACTGATTCAGGATCTTTAAAACCTGGTCGTCATTTATATGACATTGTTATAACAAACGGAGCTGGAGAAAAAACAAGAGTGATTGAGGGATCTGTTCTTGTTCGAGAAGGGGTGACAAGATAATGCCTATCAAAGTACGAGTTGGTCAAACTGAAGCAGTAAAAATACTATCAAGCAAAGGTGGCGGTTCTGTGTCTACACAGGATGCTGTTAATGTTATTGGTGGAATTGGATCAGTCAGCCAATTAAGTGTATCTGGATTATCTACATTCACTGGTATCGGCACATTCGCAGATGACTTATATGTTGGTGATAAGTTGTATGTTGGTGATGATTTAACTGTTACCAATGATATTAATCTTGGTGATATACTTTATGTTACACAATCAGGTGGTATTCAAAACACTGGTGGATTTACAAATTTATATGGTAATACTGTAATAGGTGGTGTAAATGATTCCTTAAGCATCATAGCACCCACTGAGATTTCTGGTAATCTTAATGCTACTGGTATCACCACCATAAGTAATCTATATGGTGATGCATCAAATCTAACTGGAGTGACAGTTACTGGTATTGATACTACAGGATTATCAAAATTTAACAGAATAACTACTAGTGGTGTTTCTACATTCAATGATCACGTTTTTGTTGCCGACGATAAATTTTTATCAGTTGGTGATATGCAACTCAGTTATCTTTCTGCTGCTAATTCTGCATTTATTGTTGCTCCTAGTGGAAATCAACTTATCCTACAATCACCGGGCATAACTCTACAAGACTCCAATGGTAACAAATATTTCAAGGCAGCTAGCACTAATACTCGATTATTTCATGATGGTTCTGAACGTCTTAGAACCACTACTAATGGAATTGAAATCACAAATGGTGCAGCTGGTGCTGCTGGAACAATAACCGCATTAGATGGTATTTTTACTGGAAATGTATCGGTTGCTGGAACATTAACATATGAAGATGTTACTAATGTTGATTCAGTTGGTATAATTACTGCACAATCAGGAGTTAGAATATCTGATGGTGGTTTAATGATAACTGCTGGTATTTCTACCTTTGGTGCAATAGCAACTTTTACTAATGATGTTTTTGTTGACGGAACACTAACCGCAGGAATTATAGATGGAGGCTCATTCTGATGGCTAAACCAAGCACTAGACAAGAATTAATTGATTACTGTTTTCGCAAATTAGGTGCACCAGTATTAGAAATTAACGTCGATGATGATCAAGCAGATGATCTAGTCGATGATGCTCTTCAATTATTTGGAGAGAGACATTTTGATGGTATTGAGAGAATGTACCTCAAATATGAGTTAACACAAGAAGATATTGATAGAGGTAAAGCAGCTGGAACATCAGGTGTTGGAATTGTTACTACCACTGGAAATTCTACAAACATTAGTGGTTTAGGAACTGTCACTTCTAATTTTTACGAAACATCAAACTTTATACAAGTACCAGATTCAGTTGTTGGGATTGATAGAATATTTAAATTTGATACAAGTTCAATATCTGGTGGAATGTTTAGTATTAAGTATCAGTTATTTTTAAATGACTTATATTACTTTAATTCCGTCAATCTTCTACAATATTCAATGACCAAAAGATATTTGGAAGATATAGATTTCTTATTAACTACAGATAAACAGATAAGATTTAACAAGAGGCAAAATAGATTATATCTAGATATAGATTGGAAAGCACAAGAAGTAGGAACATTCTTAGTTATTCAATGTGATCGAATTTTAGATCCTGATAACTTTACTGGTGTTTACAATGATAGTTTCTTAAAACTATACCTTACATCATTGATAAAAAGACAATGGGGACAAAATTTAATTAAGTTCCAAGGTGTTAAATTGCCAGGTGGTTTAGAAATGAATGGAAGACAAATATATGATGATGCTGAGAGAGAACTAGAAAGTATTAGAGAAAGACTCATATCTGAATATGAGTTACCACCTCTTGATTTTATAGGATAGTGTATAATGGCATTAAATCCCTTTTTTCTACAAGGATCACAAAGTGAGCAAAGACTTGTTCAAGATTTAATTAATGAACAACTAAGAATTTATGGTGTCGAAGTAAAATATTTACCTCGAAGAATTATCAAAAAAGATAATATTTTCACTGAAGTTCAATCATCAAGATTTGGTGATAATTTTTCAATTGAGGCATACGTAAATACTTTTGATGGATATGGTGGTGCAGGTGATATTATGACTAAATTTGGTATGAGTTTAAAAGATGAACTCATAGTTACAATATCAAAAGAAAGATTTGAAGATTTTATTTCACCATTTCTTGTGGATTTACCAGCTGGTGAAGTAGAAGTTACAAGTAGACCAAATGAAGGTGATTTGATATTTTTCCCTTTAGGTAGTAGACTTTTTGAAATCAAATTTGTGGAGCATGAGAAACCATTCTACCAGTTAGGTAAGAATTATGTGTATGAACTCAGATGTGAACTATTCGAACTTGAAGACGAAGTGGGTGGATGGGATCAACTTAGCACAACGACAGATGAAATTGATGATGCTCTAGTTGACCAAGGATATATTACATCTCTCAAACTTATATCGGTTGGTTCAACAGCAACATTAGGAGTAACAACATCATCTGGATATATTCGTAACATATTCTTGAACGATGATGGATATGATTATGATAAAGTTCCTACTGTTGAGATTAGCACCGCACCTGCAGGGGGAGTAGATGCGACTGCAGTTGCAATTACAACGTCAATAAATGGAGTAAATTCTGTTAAAGAAATATTATTAACAAATGCAGGAGCTGGATATACTGTTACACCAACTGTCACAATTGTGAGTGCTGCATCTACAATACTAGGTATTGGATCAACAACATATGGTGTGGGTGCTGCAGCAACTGCAACATTGGTAACAGATTCTGCTGGTATTCAAAATGTCACAATAACAGGTGGTGATGGATATCCCACTCCACCAACATTATTCTTTGGAACTCCAGAATCAGGAATCGGAACTGCAACTGGAAAAGTTTTGGTAAGTGCTGCAAATACTATTACTCAAGTTTTAATATCAGATGCTGGTTTTGGATATAATTCACTATCAGGCATAGCAACAGTTTCACCTCCTCCAGTAATTACTGGTATCGGAACGTTCCAATTTAATGAACTTGTTACTGGATCACGTTCAGGTGCACAAGGTAGAGTTAAATCATGGAATACTACTACAAATGAATTAAAATTAGGCACCACTAACGGAACTTTTGTAGCAGGTGATGTAATTGTAGGAGCAGAATCTTCTGCAAGTTATACTGTTGATTTCATTGAGTCGGCAGAGTTTGCTGATAAATATGATAAAGGTGAGGAAATCGAAACAGAAGCAGATGCAATTATTGATTTCTCAGAAGGAAACCCATTTGGTACATTTTAATGTTAGGAACTTATTACTATCACGAAATAATTAGAAAGACAATTGTTTCTTTTGGAACATTATTTAATGCGATTAATATTCGGCATGATGATAAGTCGGGTAATACTTATAGTGAATTAAAAGTTCCTTTGGCATATGGACCTTCACAAAAATTTCTTGCAAGACTTGAACAACAAGCAGACTTAAACAAACCTGTTGGAATTACTCTTCCTCGAATGTCATTTGAAATGAATAATGTTTCTTATGATTCAACTCGAAAAACAGGAGTTACACAAACATTCAAAGCATCTGATGGTAATAATATTAAGAAAGTTTTCATGCCTGTTCCCTATAACATTGGATTTGAATTGAATATTCTTGCTAAGTTAAATGATGATGCCTTACAAATTATTGAACAGATACTACCATATTTTCAACCATCTTTTAATTTAACTGTGGATTTAGTTAAATCAATTGGAGAGAAAAGAGATATACCAATAGTTTTAGATAGTATAAATTTTCAAGATGATTATGAAGGAGATTTTTCTACTCGAAGAGCATTAATATATACTCTTGGTTTTACTGCAAAAACTTATCTATTCGGTCCTGTTGCTGAATCTTCTGATGGACTTATCAAAAAAGTTCAAATCGATTATGCTGCTAATACCGACGTTAAGAATTCAAAACGTGAGGTAAGATACACAGTAACACCTGATCCTGTTGATGCAGGTCCAGATGATGATTTTGGATTCAGTGAAACAACTTCATTCTTCTCTGATTCTAAATCTTATAGTCCTACAAGGCAAACTGACATCTAATGACTAACTATGATCCTATCGACGAGGCTTTAAACGTAAAGTCCGAAATCATTCCAACACCAGAGGATGTTGTTTCTAAAAAGAAAAATCAAATTAAAAAAGTTGAGGAAAAGGATGTAGGAAAAGATTATGATTATACAAGAGGTAATTTATATTCTCTAATTGAGAAAGGTCAGGAAGCAATTAATGGTATCATGGAAGTTGCTGGTGAGACTGCAAGTCCAAGAGCATATGAGGTTGCAGGTCAATTAATCAAGTCAGTTGCAGATACGACTGATAAACTTATGGACTTGCAGAAGAAGGTAAAAGAAGTCGAAGAAGATGCAAATAAAACAACAAATAATGTAACAAATAATGCCTTATTTGTTGGATCTACTTCAGAACTATCAAAGATACTAAAGAAAGGTTTTCTAAATAATAAAGAGGCACCGAATCCAAAGAATGAAAAAGTGTAAAACTGGATACTATTATTGTTACACTGAAAAGAAGTGTAAGCCTATTCCAAAGGGTTATCGCATCGGTTATGGTGGTTATCTACGTCATGAAAAAGACGATGATGACAATGGCAAAAAGAAAAATGGTAATGGAGGTAATGGAAATGGTAACGGTAATGGTAATGGTGGTGGTAATGGTAATGGTGGCAACGGTGGGGGCAACGGTTCAGGTGGTAATGGAGGAGGAATGAGTGAAGGATCATTACATAAATGGTTCAAAGGTTCTAAATCCAAAGATGGTAAAGGTGGTTGGGTCAATGTAGTCACAGGTGGAACCTGTGCAAGTGACGAACCTGGTGAAGGAACACCTAAATGTGTCTCGTCTTCAAAAAGAGCAAGTATGACAAAGGCAGAAAGATTATCTGCTGCACGTCGTAAAAAGAAAGCAGATCCTGGTCAACAACAAAAAACTGGTGCTGCAAAACCAACATACGTATCAACTGATAGTCCAAGGAAAAAGAAAATGAAAAAAGAATCTTCTGATTGGAGAAATGAAACAGTGATTTCTGAAGCAGATAAAAAAGGTAAGGGCAGTGGTACAAAAGATGCCTGTTATCATAAAGTCAAGTCAAGATATTCAGTTTGGCCATCTGCATATGCATCAGGTGCATTAGTTAAATGTCGTAAGGTAGGTGCTGCGAATTGGGGTAATAGTAGTAAGAAAGAAGAGTTTGAACCAACTGGTATTTCATTTCAACAGTTTTCAGAGAAATGCTGGAAGGGATATGAAAAGAAAGGTATGAAGACAATGTTTGGTAAGAGGTATCCAAACTGCGTAAAAAAGGAG